TCTTGATGTTAGTGGAAAGGATCGGGCTTCCTGCGGTGATTATTGGAATTATGTGTTGGTACATATTTAAAACCCAACAAGGTCATAAAGAAGAAATAATCAGATGGGAAGAAAAAGATACTCGGGGAGATGAACGATTAATTGATGTGATCAAGGAACAGAATAAACAGAACAGTATAACTTCGGATGCAGTCAATGGATTGAGCGTAGCATTCAAAGATGTGGCAAAAACGAACGAACGTCTTTCCATGGAAATCAAAGGAATGGCAGAAGCGTTAATATCATCTAAACGATAATGGCTAAAGAGATAACGACTACTACTGTAGAAAAGCCTGATCCTCCGAAACCTGTCAAGCAGCAAATGACGGTGAACGAGAGAATACAGGTCAGTAGGTTTATAGCAAGGTTTGCCATTGCCCTGTCGGCACTTGGTATCTTTGCTTACGTAGTACACATCATGCTTGGTGCTTCTGCAGAACTGCCATCCTCATCCAAGGATCTTCTTAATATCCTGATCGGAGCGTTTATTCCTATCATCGCGGGTATAGCAAAATTCTATTTTGAGTCAGGAGGTGATTTAGCACAGGAACCAGAGAAACACGAAATCCCACCTCATGGCGCAAAGGAAAACGGTGATTCAGAAACTACTTGATTATTTGCATGCATATTTTAAACCTCAAACAGACGAAAGGACTGATAGTATGCTTAACCTCGTATTGCCATTCGTGGCTAACATGTTGCGCGACATGGTCGTAGATAAAGCGCAGAGCCTAGCAGCCGAACATCTTGAAGAGCATATTGATAAGCTTCCTAAGGAAGTTAAACAAGCGCTTGACGACGCTGTTGACGGTGACAACTCTCACGGCCATAAGTCCGTCCTCGACCTTATCAAAGGATAGACTCATTGCCATGCAGATCAGCAAAAACTTTAGTCTACAAGAGCTGGTCTACTCGCCAACTGCAATTCACGCAGGAATAGATCAAGAAAAATATCTTGACACGAACGCTGTAGCACGGATCACGGCCCTAGTGCTGAAGGTGCTACAGCCGGTTCGAGATCAATTTGGTGCTACCAAGGTCAACAGCTGTTTCAGGTCAGAGGCCCTCAATGAACTGGTCAATGGTTCTAGTAAGAGTCAGCATTGTTGTCAGAGTACGGCAGCTGCTGCTGACATTGAGATTGCCAGTGAATCAATCAGCAACTTAGAGCTAGCAGAGTGGATCAGGGATAACCTGGAGTTTGACCAGCTGATATTAGAGAACTATGCACCTAATCGTGTCAGCAGAATTACCGGTAAACCTGAGGGCCCTAACTCAGGCTGGGTGCACGTGTCTTACAGCAGTACTGGTGACAACAGAAAGCAAGTGCTGCGAATGATCAAGAAAAATGGAAAAGCAAAGTACTACGAGGGTTTGTCTGAGTGAAGCTTTACGTACTTGTTTCCTCGGATACGTGGTCTTATGTCTCTCACTTTTCGCTGTGGCGCTTTTATTGCTCGCAAGGTCTCGACACTGACTCCAAGAAAGTCTGCCTCTAGTTCCTCACCGGTCCAAGCCAGTCTCTCCACTGCTCGTTCATCACAGTGCTTGCAACCTGTTTTTTTGACCTCAGGGCCTTGATGATCTTCTCGTCTATTGTTCCTGGACATACTAGATCTACATAGTTGACGTTTTTAGTTTGACCAATGCGATGTGCACGGTCCTCTGACTGCAGCCGATGCTCTAGGTTGTGGCTGTTAGAATAGTATACTACCGTGTTTGCAGCAGTTAGTGTAATACCCATCCCACCTGTCTGCGGATTGCCTACAAAGAAACGGCAGTCAGGATCCTCTTGAAACCTCTTGATATTCTCTGGTCTTTCCTTGGGATTGATGCCGCCGTAGTACATGACCATGGACTCAGCACCATACTTCTTGATAATAGCTTCTTTGATATGCATCAGGTCATTAATGTACGTGGCCCAGATAATTACCTTAGATGGTGCCTCGTCTAGTACGTCAACCAGTTCCTGTATACGATTGTTTGGCAGACTGACATACTCGCCACTGTCAGAGGTATAGTTGCCGCAGGTAATCTGATGCAGCCTGAGCAGTTGTACCAGGGCATTGCTAGCACTAATGACCTCTCCTTCAAACTCACCAATTGCAAAGTCTGACACTTGGTTGTACAGCTTTTTCTGTTCAGGAGTCAAGGTCACGTAACGATACTGATAGGTCTTGGCAGGCAGATCAAGGCACTGGTCCTTGAGACAGCGGTAGCTGTAGTCACCGATGGCACTAGACAGTTCAGTCAGTCTCTGATAGCCTACAATCTTCTTAAAACTTCTCATGCCAAGCTTCTGGTCTATCATGACTGCATACCTGTTCCTGAAACTGTAGTAGCTGCTGAAACCAAGGATGGCAGAGTTGAGAAACTGCAGCTGCGTGTAGAGGTCTAACGGGCTCCTGGTCACAGGCTCACCAGTCAGGATCCGACGGTACCTAGTCATGTTGCCAAGCTTGATGAGGTTCTTAGTCCTCCTGGCACTAGGATTCTTGATCGTAGTTGACTCATCTACAATCATCATGGTTGACATGCATGACGTGAGAAACTTGTCAACAAACTTGTAGCCCTTGGCCGTGCTGAATGCCTCAACATTGATGATCAAGATCCTGAGATCTAAGGACGACTGTCTGAGCTTGTCAAGTGCCTCCTTATCTTTCTTACGTGGCTGTGCAGCCCACACTGCCACATGAGCAAGCACGTGTTCTGGCATGTGCTCAGGGATTTCTTTTGTAGACCAGTTGAGGTAGGCACCCTTCGGAGCAACAATCACGACAGAGTCAATCTTGCCCTTGTCATATAGCCAGGCAATGTTGTCGATGATCACCTTAGATTTACCGGTGCCCATCTCCATGAACAAGGCATACTCGTCTTTGTCTTTACACGTGTCCCAGGCTTCTTGCTGGTGTGCGTATGGTTTAGTCTTGAATCGATACATGTCAGATGTCATAGAATAATCTCGATTGAGGTTGTATGATGTTCAGTCCCTTCTTAGCCCTGGTCACTGCTACGTAGAACACGCGATGCTCGTCATCTAAATTGTTCTGCATGTGGTAATATGACCTAGCTGCAAGGTCCGTGATCACTGCAACGTGATCTGCTTCTGCACCTTTTACACCATGGATAGTATTGATCTTGATCCGTGGCTTTAGCAGGCTCTCACCTTGTCTGCGTGCAGCCAGAAAGTACTCACGCAACGTGGGACTGATGTTGTCAAAGCAGTCAAACCAGTGATGGTAGTTGACAGGCAGATCATCAATAGTGTAGATGTTTTCATTGTCTATAAGTTTCATCTTAAACCCATGGAAACGCCTGACAATCCTGAGTCTCTTGCCTGAGATTGACTGGCCCTTGCCTAGCTCAGTCCATGCTCTGATTGCCTCTAAGGCAGAAGACTGCAGTGGTTTACGGCTAGGACTCTCGTATGGAAAGCCAGACTCCTCACAGATTCTCTCGTACTCTTTTAGCAGGTAGCCGTTGCGCGCTAGCAGCAGCCAGTCACCTTGACTGAGGTCTAGGTCTGCAGGTCTGAAGTACCAGTCAACATAGCCTTGGTCACCGTTGTGTATAAACTCTTTGGTCTTTCTGTAGGAGATCTCATCTAAGATGCCAAGTGCCTGTTGCCAGACGTTTTGAGGCAGTCGGTAAGAGTGAGACAGCACTGTCTTTTGACCAGGGAGAGTGAGGAAGTCTTCAACAGAAGCACCTGCCCAGCGATAGATAGCCTGATCATCGTCTCCTGCGACATACTTCTCAGGTACACGTTCGCCTATCTTCTTGACCACTTCCCACTGCAGACGTGACAGGTCCTGTGCTTCGTCTACAAACAACGCGTCAAGCGGTGGCACCAGACCCTCCTGTAAATATTTTTCGAGCAGGTCTGTGAAATCGATTAATTTATGTTTTTGTTTATACCTGGCCAGGGCTTTAGAAAGCAAGACAAGCTGGTCATAGCTCAGGTCATCATCAATCGTTTCCTCGTAGACGTCTCTAAGACTTTTCTGGGTTATTCTAGACAGGTTATCTAGGAAGAACATGCGGTCACCGACCGGTGATGCAGCGTAGAGCTCCTCATTCATCTCTGAACCCTGGGTCTCAATGCCAAGGTAGTCGCCTAGCTGTGCGTAATGATCTTTCTGCATCATCATGCTAGGTTCCATGAGCAGCTGGACAAAGCAAAAACTGTGGATAGTCCTGAACCAGAACAAGTCGTCTTTGCTGAAGTCAAACTTTTCTTGTGCCCTG